GTCTCAATGAACTCTGTCATCATGTTTTGAGGGAGAATCATCCGTGCCTGCTCGGGCGGAACATCGTTTCGTAGCATTAGGTCATACGCATACACGGCATCCTTGCATTCCATCTTTATGTATTCGCGAAGGTGCTCATTGTCCTTGTGAACATCGTCATTGCTACCCTGCTTCTTTCCCGGAGCACGAGTCCGAAACTCGGGGATATGAAAGGTCGGCGGATCATCTACATAACGGCGACTTACCTCGTTACGCGCAAATCCAACGGTGTGGCGAAACCATTCACGGGCCATCCAAATCGGCATCTTCAAGCGAAAGCGCGCTTGGGGATGGAAGAAGGGTGACGTGTGCTCGTGTTTGGACAGATAGTGAATGAGCTTAGCGTCTTTTTCGCCAAATTCATCAACGTGTTTCCCCAGAGAGACCCGCGCGGCATTCACAACGGTCAGGTCATCTCCAAAGGTCTCAAGGAGTTCTACTTTGCAGTCTTCAAACATGTTTGATACTAGAGCTGAATATGAAAATTCATTGGGGGAACGATCCTGCGGTAGAGATCTTCCAGTCGCAAAGTACGATTTGTGTCAAAATACAGACCGGCGATCTTGTTGAACAGATGAACATAGGTAAAGATAACTGTAATGACAATAACCGCTGTCTCCTGCATTACTGAAGTGCGATGTTTTGCGTCCTCGGAAGCCTACGCGACAGGACGACCCGCTGCGTGCCACCCACAGACATATCTTCACCCTCTTGAATTCCCTCAATTGCCCGAAGTGCCTCGGCGACCCGCTGGGGCTGATCGGCAAACTGAAGAAGAAGCTGAGTACGGATTGCCGTGCGACGCAAAGGCGGCCGAACTGTGCGTGTAGAGCGGGCGATTGTTCCAGCGCCACCTTCAATGACAAAGTTGTCAAGGTTGTTGCCATGCATGAACTCAAGAACACCAGCACCCAACTGTGTCTTGCGGTCCTTCAGCGTCTTTATCTGGGCCTGCAGTCCGCGAATTTGATCATCAAGTCCAATCCACTCCCTCAGTGTTTCGCGAATGTGCGTTGTGTCCTCCTGCGTCTCCATGTCCTTTTCTTTGTACGCCTGTGAAAGCCACCTGTCAAAACAGGCGAAGGAAGTCGTGCTGACTCTCGCACCTTTCCGGCAAGATTGTTGAGCCCTTCCCGTGCTCGTTGAGCTGCCGGACCTGACATTGATTGAGAGATCGTCTTGTACGGAACCGAAGATTGTGCTGACTCTCGCACCCTTGTCGCAAGAGAGTTGAAGCCCTGTTGCGCGTTTTGGACTTCTGGACCCGAGAGAGATTCAGAGATCATCTTGAATGCCGCCGCCAGGTCCTCGCCAAGCTGCTCGCGTCGTGCATTTATCTTTCCAGCTGCACGGTTGCCTTCTGTGAACACATTCGCAAGCATGTCGCCGAACGGAGGAGGAATTGCGCGAATATAGGCATCGGTTGCCGTCGCAAAATCCTGCCGACTTAACGAAACCAAGGCAATCATCGGCCACGCAATCATGCCGAACACGGCCGCCATTCCCAATCCAGCCATGCTCGCATACGGAATGGGCAAAAGACCAACCAGCACGGGAAGTCCTGCCTGAATTGATCGGGTCAGCACCTTGCCTCCCATCAACATCACATCAAGGGACGCACCCAAAATGCTGCCAAACCCGGGGAGGTGTTCTGCGCTGTCTAGAATGTAGACAGCTGAAAAAAGGCTGGCCAGCATTGTGCGAAAGACATCGGGGTTGTTTTTGACTGCATCTACGAATGCGCTAATCTGAGGACCGATGAAATCACCCGAGTCTCCACCTCCAGATTGAGCTCCGTATCGTTTCAGCGCATCTGAATACCCGGGCTTCCTACGCAAAGCCGACATGAGAAGGTCGATACGCTCGGCCGTCTCGTCTGTCAAGAGTTTATACTTGTTTAGAATGTCACGAAGGCCCATTACTATAAGGCTTAGAATTTCCACTTCTTATCACACTCAAGGCAGGTGACGAAGGTGGTCATTGGCTCATCTGCAGAGCGCGTCTGCAGCTGATAGAAGTCACACCGGGTCTTCTTCTTGCAGGACGAGCAGTGGAGGAAGATTGATGCGGTAGATGTCTTGGAGTACATGGCCTTCTTCTTGTCAATGATACTCTGAATCATCTCCTTCCATCGCTTGGGGTTCAAATCAACCAGCGTTGAATCCACAAACTTCGTGACCTCCATGGTCGCCGCCATCTCACGGTGAGGATACAAACTAACCGCTCGGCTACGATACATATCCACGAAGACTGTGTTTGTCCAGTCAATATCCACAAACCACCGCTGGGCATCCTGAATGCAGCGATTCAGAATGGCCGTCTCAATCTCTTCGCTTTCAAACTTCTCCCGAACACGATCCCGCATCGGGTGATCCACGAATACGTTGGATGCGTGAAGCATGTGGACGGTAACATGCGGACGAGCCTCTCCTTCATCCGTCTCCTCCGGCTCATCCTGAACGGGATCGCCATTTCCGTCATCCTCCTCGTATTCGCCTTCCTCCTCTTCCTCGTCCGCTTCGTTGAAGGTACATGTCTGATAAAACTCGTCGTACTCAGACGACTTTAGATCTAAATACTTGGATGCTTGGCGATCGTAGTCGTCCGGATTTGGGTTGGCCGACTTGAGCACAGCGATGGACCCCTGAAACGAGTCGTCGTGGAAAGGCGGTGGCAGCATGTGCTGGTTTGTATGTTCGTCCTCCACTTCAGACGGCACTGCAAAGAACGCAAAGGAATGCTCCTCCTGCACACACTTGCCCTGAAACTGAAGTGTCGGCTGCTTCAGCTTCTTGCGCAGCCACTCCAACACGTCAGATGTCTTGCCCGGAATAGACGCCTCCGAAAGAGTACCGGATACGGCAATAAGAATAGCGACAACCATGATGAAGTCCTTGTCTTAGACATTCAGGGTTTCGTTTTGTTTAAACTCTGCGCCCGGTCTTGAGGCGATTACGACGATTCCTCTTTCCACCGAACCCTTTTTCATCAATTCGCTTTCCTTGGCGCTGAAGCTCCCTTAGTGTTAGACTTCCGCTTGGAGCGGGAAGAGCCGACTCCCTTGCCTTGCGCTCAAACTCTTCATTGGCTTGCTCTGCCTCTCCTGCAGTGCTTTCTTCGCCATCTTTTGGTTCCGGCTTGACATTACGTGTACGCTTTGCCACCGGTGCCGCCGCCCTCTTCGCCGCCAAGGCCTTTCGCAGGGTGTTTTCTTGAGAGAAGGTGCCGTTTACGTCTTTCTTCTTCGGGAGGAGACCACGGGGTACATTCCCGACCGTTGGTGCGGGCTTCAGATACCCAACTCCCGCTGCGGCTGAGTTATCGGTTGGCTTTGCCGGTGGCTTTGCCAAAAGAGGGTTTTTTACTTGAAATGCGCCGTTCTTTGCGGCGAGTCTTTTCGCTTTATTTGCAGCAACGAGCTTCGCTGCACGTTCCCTGTCAGCCGCAGCGGTGGCTTCCTTCGCGGCTCGCTTTGCTTGCTGTTCGTCTGCAGTTGGAAGTCGTCTTGCAAATGGATTAGGCCCTAGACTTACTTTGCCGGCAACGTTTCGCGCCCCTTTAACACCGGCACTTGCAGCAGAGCCAATGGCAGACCCAGCAGCACTCGCAGCAGACCCAATGGCAGATCCGGCGGCACCAGCAGCAGATCCAGCAGCAGCGGCGCCCGATCGGATTCCTTGACCCACGCGAGCAGATGCGCCTCCTAGACCCCTATAGAGACTTGAAAGTCCACTGCCTATTCCCTCTACAATGCGCTTACTTATGTCACTGTTTGCAAACCTGACTGTTAGCCAAATGACAAGAAAGATAACCACTATATATCCAGCCGATTGCAGGACCTTAATGAATACGTTCTTCTTGTCCTCTCCTATTATTGACAAGTCAACTGCCGGCTGATTGATCCGAACAGGTGGTTTTGGCGCAGGTGCCACTGGTTTATATACGACGGGATGAATCTCGTGAATCGCATCTGCCGGAGGCGTCACGGGTGCGCTCATCTGAATGCTTCCCATGCTGGACTCTGAGATGGTCACGGGTTCCTTCATCACAATCACCGGCGTATTATCTTTGTTCATCCACGAGTAGAATGGGCGATTCACGTCAAGTATGTCTCCAATCTTGAGACTGGGGACATTCACACCATTGGCGGCGGAGGGCATCAAACCTGCAAACGAGTTCACAAACTGAGCGCCAGGTCCAGTTATGTCCGATCCGGATACCAAAGGGATCAAAACAACAACTCCAGTTCCCTCGACCAACGGGCCTGCATCGTAGACGACGTGGTCAAATGGCGGAGGAAGGTTAATCTTGTTGCGTGACCCAAACTCACCGATCTGAAAGCATGCATCATATTGTTTCCCATCGATGCGAAGTGGAAACGGATGGTAGACACTCATGTGCGTAATGCTGCCGGATGCAAGAGGGAAGAGCGACCCATTGTACTTGACCGAAAGGTTGAGAGCAAAGGGAATAGACGGTAGTAAAAAAACCTTTGTTAGCCCGCCATGTGTTTTCCGGTTGATCATCTGACTTCCATTGGAGTCATTGGGGTCATCCTTTGGGTCCCAACTTTTTTGTATCGTCGGATACATCTTTCTCGTCATCGTGGAGGCAGATGAGATGTCGTCAGCTAGCACAATCGTACATCCGGGACATGTATTCGCATCTTGAACACTCACTTCCAAATCGCCGGACCCCATTGTCTCTAGCAAACAAAACAAGTATCATGAAGTAACAAGATGCCCACGCCGCCGCCAGTGATCACTCCCCCTCCAGCATCACAACAGTTACCTCCTCCGAAAGATGTGCCGTGGTGGGGCGCACTTATCTTAGCAATCCTCGTGTCCATCGTCTCTGTCGTGGGCACTTTGTATTATTTGAAGCCACCGGATGTCAAAAACCCCGCCACTGGATTTGGACCTCTCTTAAACGACTCGATCACGTTTCTACCCCACATTCTGATCTTGTTCGGAGTGTTTGCAGATATCTTCACCATGCAGGGTGCATATTCAATCCCCAGTCTCGTCGGCATCTGCTCTATTCTAATCAACTTTCTCATGAAGTTTGTACTGGATGGAGTGAATGCCGTGGTCGGAGATTTAGCTACTCTCGTCAAATCTCGGCGAGAAGCCACTGCAGCGGCAGATGCGGCACCTTCCACAGGCGGCTTTCGCGGAGGCGCAATGACTGCATGGGACGGATGTGAAATCAAGGGCTTTGAGTCCTTCAAGAGCGACTACGCTCCTCAAGGACTTGTTGTCACCGCAACTATATTCTGGTATTACCTTCTGGATCTCATGGTCAACCGAAACCCGCTTGACAGCGTGCTCACCTGGCTCGCATTCATTCTGTTCTTCGGTCTTCAGGCCATGAACCTAAAAGACTGTGAGAAAATGAGAGAAAGCTTCTTTGTCAAGACCTTCATTGCCTTCGCCGAAGGATTCGTCGTTGGTGGCATTGGATACGGTATTGTTCAGACAACGATCCCCACTCGCCTTCCGTCGGCTATACTTCCTCAGGGCCCCAACATCACCTCTCTGACAAAGCAGGCAGACGGCACCTACAAAGACAGCGTGGGCAACGAGTATATTGTTGGACCCGATGGCCGGCCGATCGCAAAGTCCTTCATTGAATCCGCTATGACCTCGCCTTCCTGATAAGCGTATAGTACAAAATCATGTTTGCCCCCGAATGGCGACCCACTTCAGCGCCGTTCTTGAACACCACAATTGTCGGCACAACTTGAATACCCATCTTCTTTCCCAGACCCATCAGATCCACGTGCGTATTGACCGAGGTCCACTTCACATCTGGAAATTCCTCCTTTAGGTCGTCAAGTGCAGGCTTGATCACGGCACACGGAGTGCATGTTGGAGACCAGAAATGAAACGCTTCAACACTCATTCTGCTTTATCTACAGTGTCTATTTGTAAATGACCCCGCTCGGCGCGGATCACCGGCGTCTTGGAAATGACTTGCCGGGTAAGATTTACGTCACGAGCCTTGCAGAGCTCCACGAATGCCTTGTACAAGTGTTTGTCAATCAACTCCTTGTCCAGCGTATCCAGTGAAGACCGCATCCACGCAACAATGTCCTTCTGCTGCGTAGGACCGCCCATAATTCGCAGAGGGCAGCCCGGAAACAACTCATCTACGACTACGGGGACATCCGGTTTGGACGTAACGCCATTTACAATGTCCTGAGCCATCTTGTCCACCACAGCATTCTGCTTGGACAGCTCATCCAACCCACCCGTGTGCGCCTTTACGTGAACAAACCGATGGGACTTGAATTTGGACAGCGTGGTTGTGATCTCCTTAATTAAGTCCTGATGAAGAACATCCTTGCCTGCTGCGGTCTTCCAGCCCCGGTTCATCCAGCCCGTGAGCCACGACGTTAGGCAGTTGATGGAATACTCAGAGTCCGAATAGATAACTAGGTCGCAATCAAGTTCTCCACGGTCCTCCAATGTTTTGACAGCAAGGCGAATTGCTGAAAGCTCGGCCCGGTTGTTTGTTTGATCTTCGTCGTCGGGAACTCGGTGAGAGGATGACCAGGTAGGGTGATCAGGGAACCAAGCCGCGTATCCTGCCTTTGCGCCCTTGCGACCGTTGCCAGTGCAAGATCCATCTGTAAATACGCGCATGTCTCTTACTTGTTCCTTTGTTCTAATTCCATTTCAAGCATCCGCGGGTCATCCCACAGTGCAGGGTCCAGTGCGCCACTGATCTGTGGGCGATGAACATACTGGGGGACCGTGGTCACAATGCAGCGACTGACAATGGCCGACTGCAAAAGGGCTTCTTCTATGTGAAACCACACGCGGCAACGAAACGAGCGCTGCTCCAGCGAGCGACGAAGCATCTGCTGACAAGCCAAACTCAAAAAATGAGCATGCCAGATCATCAAGATACGGACACGAGTGGATCTGTGAGCAGGTGCAAAGGCAATCCACTGGGCGAACCATTTCGCAAAGTCATCAATTGAACTGGACACAGCGGCATCCACTTCTTCAAATTCACACTGGTCTGCGTACTTAGCCTTGTAAGCATCCCAAAGTGTTTTGGTTTCTCTGTCGTTCAAGCATTCATACAAAATACGGTGCGGCGGAGGAAAGGAGCCAACCGGCGACTGTGGAGGAAAGGAGGAGGCGGTGGACATCACTCCGTCTTGTCACTAGACCCCACGATCCGTTTAACAGGGATATCGGCAGACACGATGTAGATACTGTTCTCCGTGGCAACAATGAAGATCTTCTCCTCCTTGATGCGAGAAATGGTCTCAATCGGCGAGGTGTACTCCGTATCCGACTTCACCAGAAACTTGGTGGTGTCCTGAACACCAATGCAGCACGACTTTGCCAGGCTATCGTTGTAATAGTCCAGGTAGATCGGCTTGTCATTTTCAATGGCAATCTTTGCGGCAGCGGCCATTACAGTGGCGGAGGGGACGGCACTCATTTTCTTTGACGCAAGGACTTACGACGACTCTTTCTACCGCGGGGTGTCCGGTGGCGACGGCGCCGACGACGCTTACCTCCAAACTCGGCTTCTTCGTCGCTATCCGCCGTATCCATTGCATCTGACGTACTGGGTTGTTCGTCTTGGCACAGAACTTGAGTTATGTTTAAGTAGGGAAACGTGCCCACCTCAATTTCCTTCGTAAACGGGCCCTGTTGAAATGTCCCGATGAGCATGGTTGTCTGAGGGGGGCCACCTTCCACTTCAAGTCTCTTTGATTGCAGTCTTCCTAAGTAGCCGCCCGCCGTTGCATAGCAGAAGCCCACCTCGGGGAAGGTATCTGTTTGTTCCGTCATTGTATAGACTTTACAAAACAAAGTCAGCGAACAATCCGTTTTTTCGACGTACGACGACCCAGGGCTCTTCTGGACCGCGTTTTGCGACCACCGCCCGCTGGCTTCTCTCTGTACTTAAGCACCTTTCTCATTTGATCAAGTGTCCAACTCGCTAGCTTCCAAGCTAAGCGTTTATCCTTCTCGTCTCGTTTTTCCAGCAAGTCGTCTAGCTGTTTAAGGCCATTCTTCACATCATCTCTGGCTTCGCGCGCTGCAACCCTGTCGACGACGGCTGGGCGGCCAGGTTCATCCGGCAAAAAAGATGGAACGCGCTCTATCATGTTTCCGATAGTGGCACGCATGTTGTCAGGCCATCCAACACTGGCGGGATCGGCTTTCTCTGCTTCTAGATCTGCCTTTACCTGTGCCCGCAGACCTTCAATGTTCGCAATCGTCGGGGATCCCTCTGGAAGCATTGTGTATAGATTGAGAGAATCATCTATCCTGATCTGCGGGACTTACGACGACCCAAGGACTTTCTGGACTGTGTCTTGCGTCGACGACCACCATGCTCGGCTGGGTGAAGCTGGTTTAGTCTTCTCATAATTATCGTCAATATGAATCCTATATCTGTTCTAATTTCATCTATCGGCATCCTATCCTTCTGCCTGTCCATAGCCTCCAAACCTTCCTTTGCGACAATGCCATCCTCACCTGTAAAAAATTTGTCCTCAATACCACGAAGATCTGTGATAATATCGTAGATATCCTCGCGGCGTCCATACGCAAGGAAACGGTAAACGAGTTGCTTGAAATTTTTCCTTGTCATATCAAATTGTGGAGCCATTTGTCTATACCTTCAGAGAATCGTCTATCCTGATCTGCGGGACTTACGACGAGTCTTTCTACCGCGACGGCTCGTCCGACGGCGCCCACCGTCCGCAGGTGGCGCGCTTGCAAATACCGGAAACTTCGGTTCTACAACAGGGGCTTCAGCGGCTTCACGTGCAGCCCGTGTAGCCTGTCCTCTTGCTCTCGCCTCCTCGATAAGTCTCTTCAGATCAGCATCCTTCTTCGCCTTCTCTCTACCCTCCTTAGATTCAAACATAGCCGCAAGGAGTCGAATCGCACGACCAATCTCATGTTGTGCCTCATCCGGTGCAGCCTCATCGCGGGCGAAACTTGCTAGATCGAGTGCCTTCTCAACTTTGTCCTCATACCCGGGTAAAAATAGCTCTCTGCGTCCATATAGTATATCCTTCACTATGGAAATCTCCTCTACAGGCATATAGTCCTTTGCATTGGATATCCTCGCCTTCAGTTGTTCACGTAACTCCGTCAGAACTTTATGACTAAGCGGTGGTGGCGCCATTACTACAACTTGAGAGAATCGACAAGCTTGAAGCGGCTCTTCATGTTCAGGCATGGCGTTTCTGCCTTCGGGATCGCCAGCACGGCTCGGACCGGGTCCTTCACTTCGGGCACCTTGGCCGCCACCGCAAACACGAAGCGGACCAGCGCATCTACGTGCTCTTCGCCCGCAGGGGTCTTTTGATGCCGAACGCACTCCTTAAGGTCGTCCATGATTGTCTTGACAAACGCAGACATCACCTCGGATGGAAGCAGGCCCCGGGCAAAGAGCTCAGACACGTACACCGCAAAGGTCCGCTTCTTCTCCTTCTGCTTCGTCCAGGCAATAATCGCATCGGTGTATCCAGCATCTGTGTGATGAGGAACAATGGTGACGTTCGTATCTGCGTATAGCGTATCAAACATCATCACCTGTACCATGAGATCCTGACGAGCATCGGGATAGGCCGACGCAATGTCCTTGTAGGCATCCGCCATCAGCGGTGCATAGAAGGTCTGCTGAATGCCACGGTCAAAGAGCAAGGTGGTGACCCGAAGCCGGAACATGGAATCCCGACTGTCGAGCTTCTCCATGATGGAGACCATCATCTTGTCGTATGTTTGCTTGGTCAGCTTGTTGAGAAACGCATTGACTGCATCGTAGTCTGCGTCGTCCTTCTCGCGGACCTTTCGGTGAACTGCAACCAGTGCGAGCTCTCGCCAATTGGAGGCCTCTTCTGCTGGGGCCCTGCGAATAACTTGGCGCCGAAAGGACGGCTTGAAGGAAATCTTGAGGGTGGAGATGATCGTGCGAATGGCATCGCTGAGTGCAGGGCGGGGGTTGGCGCGAAGAGAATAGAGAGTCGCAATGTCCATTCTCCCCTTCTCTTCTGTTTAGACAATCGTATCCGTTTTCTACCAATGGGCAATTGTTTTGGAGTTGACCAACCCATGATGACGATAGGCATAAAGACGATTCGGGCGTCCAAGTTCAAGGAGATCAAAACATATAAGGATGCCCTGCGAATGGCGGGGCACATTGTTCCGGACGACGAAAGCTTAACCATCTTTCGGAATGAGGTCATTGCCTTTGCACCGGCGTACACAAAGTTCCAGTTTGCGGATGCAATTCGCTACAAGAAGACCACCCTTCCCATGAAAAAGTTATACGGCAAGTAGTCACGCTTTCACGGAGACAATGTTACCTAAATACAATGAAGACCTTTGCCATCGTCTACCGTGGCATGCTGGAGAAGGACAAGGCAAAGTGGGACATCTACTCCGGATACACTCTCTTTTCCGATGCGCTGCATGACGTCATGACGGTCTATCAGTACAAGGGTATGCTTCTTGAGCACGGATGGTGGATCTACGAGGTGCAAGAGGACGGAACAATGATAAAGTTGGGCCACGATGGAAATCCCATTCTGGATGCGTAGAACAAAATGGATTGTTCACCCACTACTATAGGTAGAGTGGTGAAGATGTCTGACACAACTCCTATGCCCATGACCTGGGTCCTCTGGTATCATGACCCCAACGACAACAACTACTCGGAGGCGTCCTACACGAACATCGCCACTCTCTCCACCCCCGCCGACTTCTGGACCGTCATTGATGCCATTTCCAAGGATGCTTGGGAATCGGGCATGTTCTTCCTCATGCGAGAAGGATACCGGCCTCTATGGGAGGCACCTGAGCACATCCGCGGAGGTGCTTGGTCAAAGAAGGTGGATGCCAAGGACACCTGCGAGGTGTTCATTGACGCCATGGCTCACTGCTTTGTGAATGACTTTCTAGTCAGCTACAAGGAAGCGATTGTAGGGGTCTCCGTGTCCCCCAAGGGACAGTTTCATATCATTAAGATTTGGAACACCACCACCAACATTACGGACAAGAAGCTCTTTGCTCCAACCCTCAAGATGAAGACCACCGACGATATTGTCTACAAGGCGCATAATACACGTCCCAAGTGAGGTCCTCCGATCGTCCCAAGTGAGGTCCTCCGAGGGTCCTAAGTAGCCGACGCCGGCAGCGGCATCAGGCAGAGCTTAATGTCACCCAGATTGGCAATCACGTAGCGGATCATGATGAACCAATCATTTTTCATATGCACCTCCAGATTGTTGGAGAGATTGGAGCACTTGGTAAACAGGACCAGGTGCGGCAGAGAGAACGATCCGCTCACAATCTCCGTGGACTCATTCTTGCTGACCGACATCTCCGAAGCAGCGTCACCCATCGTGACGGTCTGCGACGCAAACGGGCCCTTGCAAGAAAAGGTCAGCGTATTTCCGACATTCTTGATGTCCACCGTCTTGGCCGACAGCAGCGTCATGTCACGGCAGATCTTCTGAAAGTCCAGCGAGGGCATTGTAACGCGGGCCGAAAACACCGTCTCCGGCATTGTGATGTCCGACTCATCACAATCCAGCAGATTCAGGCGATACTTGATACGCCGGCCCTTTTCTCCGTTCTCAATCGTGATGGTCAGGTGATTGGACTCAGCCTTGGACACCGAGAACGTGATCGTGTCATCGTTCGTCACCGTCTTCACAATACGGTAGAAGTGATCCGTGTTCAGGCCCACACTCAGCTTCGGGGCCTTGTTGTTGTACTCATACTGCTCAAACTTGTTCGCATACAGTCTCATGTGTGTCAGGACTGTACGGGAATTGTCCATGGCGATCATGCGGATCCCATCCTTGTCAAACACCAGGCTCATCTCCACCAGCATGGACTTCAGGCCCTCGGCGAGGGTGCGGATGGGCGACGTCTGCACAGTCTTGGCAATCACCAGGTCGTCGCTCATTTATGTATGCTTGAGGCTCGGTGTCTAAGTTCTTCTACGCGCGGCGACGTGTCTTCCTTCGCTTCAGTCCGGCAGGAGCACAGTTAAAGAACTCCCCTTTTCTGTTCATGCGGTAGTCGTAAACCTCATAACCCGGCGAGCACTTCTTTTTTGCAGCTGCGAGGCTCTTGCGACGTCCTCCACTATATTCCACAGGGTCTCCGTCTTCTTCTAGTGTCAACTTGTGAATGATGATAGTGATTTCGGGCGCGTCTTCTCTCTGTGCCCAGATGTAAGTCTTCCCAATCGGTCGTTCGGCAGGTCTCTCACGCCCCGCTGCGTAGCGGTTTACGTTATCCTCCTCAAAGTCGGGTTCCGGTCGGTCGTAGTCGTTGACGATCTCCCAGCCATTCTCTGCAGCCTTGGACGTAATATACTCTTTGGCTTGTTCAAACGTCCTATACACAATGGGGGCAAGAGTATCTCCCTCCTCAATCACGTAGACACTCATTACTAATCAGTGTAGGCAAAAATTGCCAAAGAGAAGAGACTGAGACCGATTGCCAGCCACTTGAGACCTTTGATGCTCTCTCCAAAGAAGAACACACCGGTGAGCGTTACCAAGATGTTGGATGCCAAGTTCCAAATCAAGTTTGTCACGACCATATTGGAATGCGTCATCGCCTTCAGGAAGACATACGGTTCAAACGCATACAGCAAGGTAGCAACTGGAAATCCAACCGCATACGCCAGCTTTCCTTGGTCCACCAGTTTCAGTGTTCCCATCATACTGATGTCAATCAGAGCCATTACGGCGCCAAAGACGATTGGGAGCATATCAAACTTGCCCACCTTCCAGTGAATTGACTTGATGAGTCCGTCCACAAAGTCCTTCATTACTTCTTCACGAGGAAAGGAAGAAAGAAGAGAACCACGATTCCGATCAGGACCACAATGTCAATGGTGCGCACAAGCTTCTGCTCCTTCTCCGGCAGCTCCATAAAGGCCTTCATGTACTCCGGTGGCTTAGCCCAGCCCCACATCCAGCCGAGAAACGTGGGCTTGAGCCGGTCTTTGCAATCAAAGATCATGTCATACCACGCAAGGGAAACATACGCAACACACGCCAACATGAATGCCATGAGAATACGGTGAGACAGGGCCTTAAAGTGGGGCATCCAGTAGACAATCAGCACAAACAGGGAAAACACTAAGCACTTTGGGTTAAGTGTGAGGTGCGTTCCAAACAATCCACCGCCCATTACTTGGTATAGGTAATATAAATCAGGGCGTACATGCCCAAAACCGCCTCTAATGCAATAACGCGATAGGGCAGAACCAGATCATTCAGTTCGGCCAGCAGAACAGTGAACATGATCATCAGGGAATCCGCAAACAGAATTGTGAATCCACCTTCATCTGCATAGCTCTTGAAGACATCAATCATACTGTTCTGCCCCTGGGGGAGACCCCGAATCACAACAAGGTAAAAGAAGACATCGTGAAGTAACTGAACAAAAATCGCAGCCACCACCAAGGCAACACCGTAGGCATTGGGGAACAGAAGAGTTGCGACCAGCACACCGAGCATGAGACTAAAGACATCGGCGGCTACAGCGGCCACCCCAAACTTGTCATACCAAAGCTTGAGAGCACCCGTGGGAGGCAGAAACGAAAGGTGCTGACCAGGAAGAACCTTGGTGATCACCATGACGATAAAGTCCACCCATGTTGCCGCCGCCAAGAGGGAAAGCAACCGCATTACTTCTTACGCTGGGTTTTTCCATGAGCCATGCGGGCCGACTTCTTACGAGAGACGATGCGCCCCCACTTGTTCATCTTCAGGTCGGCCTTTGTCAGACCGCCGCTTGTGTGGTGAGCCGTTCCGTGCATGACTTGAGCACGAGATCCAATTGCGTGCATTTATATCTACAAGCGAAAATTTGGATTAAAGAGGATGCGGACACCGTGAGATCGCAAGCATTTCTGAAATGGATAGTGTTCGCAGCAAGATATGTTGTCTGCAACACCCGAGTATCGGCAGCATGGGCGTAGGATTGAGGCCTTGGAAATCATAGCCGTGTTGAACGCACCATCAACATACATGGGCTGCTTCACGTTGCGCATATAGTCCTTGAACTTCTCAACGGCTTCATACGTCGCCTGCTGTTGCGTATACCTGCCTGACCGCCACAATTCGTAGTATTTTTGCCAGCAATCAAACTCAATGACTCCGGGAACCCGCAGTGCCCAAATATCGTAGTATCCACCATAGCCATTTGCCGTTACCACGTCCCATTTATCCTTCATTTCAAAGCACGAATCAAAGGAGCTTTTTTGGACTGGATTGGTAAAGACATCATCCAAGTCAACCATCATAAAGTAATCAAATTTAGGGGGGATATGGCATAACAATGTATTTCGAATGTGAGCAAGGCGAACTGTTCGGTCAGAAAATCGGGCATTCAAGTTTGTCTCCGTGATCACGTGGCGATGAACGTTATGCTCTCGCAAGCTCACCCACTCCATCAACATTTCATGAGTACGGTCTGTTGAATCATTCTCGTAGATGACAACTCTACACTCCTTAAACCAAGAGGAAATGACCTTGATATTGTCAAGTACATCAGGCAAGAACGGCTCCGAGTTCTTGCATGCCCCGAGAATGCAAAGCGTCGATTGTTCCATTATACTAATAGATTACATACTCTTCCGTATTGCGTACGAAACACATCCATCCAGCCCTTTGGCACATATATACAGACCTCGTTGCGCACAGAACTCATCTACCGCTTGCTTCACTCCAAACGCCCACCGTGTCCTAGCCTTGTTCATGTTCATTTCGTAGTCATGGCCCATTATGAATCCACCTTTCTTCACTTTGTTAAAGGACGTTTGCAGGTCGCGCTTGCATGCCTCATAGGAATGGTCGGCGTCCAAATACACCATGTCAAACGTTTCATCAGGAAACGAATTCAGTGACGCAATACCGTCGCCCTTTATCACCTGAACAGTGGACTTGGACTTGAAGTGTTCTCTCAAGTTCATATAACAGTCATTCAGATCAACATATTCAAAGTTATTACCATCCTGATCTCCTGATCCCATCCTGCCCTGGAAGAAGTCTATCATAACATACATTGACGGGGAAATCAAGGACTCAATCTTTTTCGCCATGTCTCCCTTGAATACCCCTAGCTCACACACAGAAGCACCTATCGGGATCATGTTGCATATCATATCAATGCGAGTATCGTATTCAACGGGCTTGAAGTATCGTTCGCAATGATCCTTGATCTTGTGCTTGGCGTCCTCTGTATAGGTATAATGCTGCAGTCTAGCATCTTCAAACTTAGGGAAGGTATATAATACGTTAATGTCGCTAGGAAGTTCACATATGGTTATGGCATTCTCCTCTAACTCGTCATTCAGATAGTACTGTTCATAACTAGGCCATTCTCCCGGTGCGTGCTTGTCAAATACAGATGTTGTAAACGCAGCGTATTCCTTGGGGATTCCAATCAAACCGCCATTGTACTTGAACGAAGGCCTCCACACTTCATTGGGTTTGTGCTTTGCATGACTATCCCAAGCGAAGCACAGTCTCTTCATATCAAAATCGCAAATCACATTTACATTTGGTGATCTAGGCAGTAGATCTAGGTCCCAACATAGAATGAAATCGTAGCCGGGCAGAATAGAGTGTGCCAGCAATTTCCACCATGAGGGATGAGATTTCTTAAGATCAATGCCCAAGGGGGTTTCCATAACAAAATGATACGGTATGCTATGCCGACTAAAGTAGTCTTTAAGAACTTTTGATGCGTCCTCCTTGTAGAAGATGTCACCGACGGCCAATACCATCACACAGTATGAAATAGAGGTCATAGTGATTTAATCTAACGGAACATTTAACCCTATTTACATAAAACGAGACAAAGTAGTTAATGAACCGCACCGCCGTGATCACAGGCATCACGGGTCAAGATGGATCGTACCTTGCTGAACTCCTGCTCAAGAAGGACTACAAGGTTGTAGGCATTACTCGGAGGTCCTCAACTCCGAACACCAGTCGTATCGCACATCTGCTAAGCAACCCCAATTTGCGACTGGAGCAGGCTGATCTCGCGGATTCGGCTTCTCTTGCAAATGTATTTGCAAAGCTCCATTACGCTGACCGTATTGAGGTCTACAACCTTGCTGCGCAGTCTCACGTGGGCACCTCCTTTTCTCAGCCTGAGTATACGGCCAATGTGGATGGACTTGGACCGCTCCGTATTCTAGAGATCATTCGCCAGCAGGCTTTGGTGGGCAAGACACGGTTCTATCAGGCATCCACGTCAGAACTCTACGGCAAGGTTCAGGAGACGCCTCAGACCGAGACGACGCCATTTTATCCCCGCAGCCCGTATGGTGTGGCAAAAATGTATGCACATTGGATCGTGAAGAACTATCGGGAGAGCTATGGAATGTTTGCGTGTAGCGGCATTCTGTTCAATCACGAGTCGGAGCGACGTGGAGAAGACTTTATCACTCGCAAGATCACCTTGGCAATTCCTCGTATTTACTCGTCGGGAATGACGCTTCAACTCGGAAACCTTGATGCCAGGCGTGATTGGGGACATGCACAAGACTATGTATATGGAATGTGGCTGATGCTTCAGCAGAACGTTCCAGATGACTTTGTTTTGGCAACCGGCGCGGTGCACTCCGTTCGCGAGTTTGCCACGCTTGCCTTCGCTGCAGCAGGACATACGATCACATGGCAAAGGGCGGGCGTTGATGAAATTGGCGTGGATGAGACTGGGCGTACGGTTGTGCAGGTCAACCCCGACTTTTATCGTCCAGCCGAAGTGGACTTGCTCGTTGGAGATTCATCCAAAGCAAGGACGCGGCTTGGGTGGGCACCAACCGTCTCCTTTCAAGAGCTTGTCACTCGGATGACGGCCTCTGATGCGCACCCTTGTCAATGACAAACAGAATATCATCATACCGACCCTTCACAGACCGGAGATCAAAGACCTTAATAAAAGGCTTCAGTTCGTCCGGTGTCGCAGCCCGAAGCTCTTCAATCCAACGGATATCCTGAATGTCTTCCACAACTAGAACACCGGTCTCCGTCAGAAGTTTGGAATATGAGGACACACAGATCTTCATACTCTCAAGCGTGTGCGGACCGTCATCCACAATGGCATCAAATTTCATACCACTCCACCAGGAGAGTGTAGTCGGAGAATATGCATCGACCTGCGTCTTGAGATTGACTCGCGGGTATCCATTCAGAAACGTCGATGCCGGGCGAAGAGGAGCAAGATCAACTCCGTAGACCATTGCATTGGGAAAGTAGTCAGACCACAGAGCAATACTCCCCCCATCGTAGATGCCAATTTCCATGACACGTGTGGCAGAGGTCCGAAGACGCGCAAAGAGGGTCTCATACGTATCAATGTAGGAATGATCAGTGTTCTTGTCGGTCAGAGCATTGTTGATAAGGGATTGCATACTTGTTGATAGCACCCTGAAGATTTTCATGTATTTAACGACCCGTCCAAACTTTTACAGGCACACCTGGCGGATGGCGTTGATACTCCTGAAACGTATATCCCCACCCCCGGACTTGCGAATGAATATCTCCGAACACCGAAGGATCATGAACAATGCTAGGGCGTCGCAGATGGCACAGCAGAGCAAAGATCCTCTCAACGCCGCATCGGTGCTCACGGTCAAGAACGTTATTTACCAAGAGCTCCATCGGAAGCGTATCCAAAAACTCAAGAGTAATCACACTCTGCACCCCGAAGCAACCAGACCAACGTCCAGAGTGAAAGAGATCGGTAAGCAGCGTGGCTTCTGGAAGAAGGGCAATGAGCCCGGGGACAGCAGAGCTGAGCCACCCGGGGTGAAAGTGCCACAGAAACTTCACGTCCGTAACCGTATCCGTGGGAATCGGCGCAGTCAAGAACACTGAGTCATGGAGAATAACAGCCTTCTTGAAAGGCCGATGCTTCTTCAAGTAGAGATACGGAAGCAGCTCACCTCGCTTAGGGTACTCGGATGCAACCACCGTGCAGTTTGTCGGGATGTCGCCCCGTACAAATGCCGGATCACTTGCATCGTCAATCACGACAATCTGAGTGGTAGGGTAAAACAGCCGAATACACCGACAACACTCGATCCAATACCGATTTGTGTCCTCTGATGTAACATGACGGGTAAGAATGAAACCGAGCTCGTCCATATGTAGTTCCCCGCGAACCTCCTATAAATCAGTAACGTAAGAATATGATTGTCCCCAGTTCGCTTTGAATTTGAAGAGGTCAATCTCTGGATAGTACTCTACTCGGCGAGCAACCCCGGTCCCATATGGATCAATTGGCGGATACACGATCATTGCAACGTCAAGATATGTGCAAGTAGGATCGTGTTTGAAAAGCCAATCTTCAGTCGTTATACACCGAACCTTGAGATCTGCTAACTGTTCGGGATTGTCGCCTTTCATTGAAGTAAGAAATGCGTGACCTGAATGAACAACTGCGGACGTATAGTATCCAATGTTCATGGACTTGCCGTATGGCGTCTTCAGCTTGATTGACGATGCCGGAGACAAGGAACGAATCACCTCAAAGAACAGTGGTCCGACTTTGCAGGTATCGTGCAAATAGAAATAGGACGAGTACCTATTGAAGAACGGATACTCCACTACGGCAATCAACGCAGTATTGTCAATGGAATTGTGATTGGCCTTTACATACGTGATTCCATCCACCACTTCATGCGAGTAGGCATCGTGACCACCAACCACGACAACGACTTCAAAGAGATCAAACATCGATGCGGATCTCATGCTCGCAATCAAGGTCTCGACAGCCTTCCCATTTTTGATGTACGAGTTAACGAGAATACACGGATGCATTGTAGACAATGAACAAAATCTAGGTCAGTTTTGACCCGCATTTTGTTTTTTGATTTCTTGGCTGATTTCTTGGTTTGGTTCTTGGATGTACGGGGAGGACCCTTTTGGGACGTCTAGTTGCTGTACGCCAGGCCACCCATGCCGGACATCACGCGCAGCACGTTGTAGTTCACCGCGTAGACGCGCACCTGGGCCGTGCGGCCCGAGCGCACCGTGTTCACGGACACCGTCAGCTGGAGGGTGGCCTTGTCGATACGCGAGAAGTTGCAGGTGCCAGACGGCTGGTGCTCCTCCGGCTTCAGGGCAAACGAGTACACGTTGATACCCTGGGTCGGCGTGCGCGTGTGGTGCTGGAACGGCTGCACACGGGAGAAGTAGCGTCCCTCGCGCTCCGTGAAGCGGTCCTGGCCGTTGAGCTGCAGCTTGGCAACCTCCACCGGGTTCTTGCCCTCGCAGCGGACACCGGACTGGAGGATGACCTTGGCGAGCAGGTAGTTGGTCGTGTCTTCGAACACGATCGCCTGGTCGTTGCCGCCGGTGCCGATGTTGCTGTCGAGCCACGACGCACCACCCAGCGAGGGGCCCGTGGAGACGCCAACACCCGGGAGGTAGGGGCCCGAA